AGAGCAAAAGGACAAGGAAGAAGACTTGAAAAAGATATGCGCAAGCCCCGGAATCCAAAAAGCCGCAAAAAGGTTCGTCGACAGCATACCCGACGGACAGAAGGTGACGATCAGTTCGCCCGGCTTCAAAGATGCGGTCATAGATAAAACACACGGCCATGAAGAGGATGACGCTTGACGAACTGTTGGCCGCAGCCAACAAGCCATCCGCATGGCGAACAAACGGGCCGTTACGGCCCCCATCCGACGAGGAACACCGCTTGCAGGTGGCCTGTGTGCGGTGGTTCAACCTCAAATACCCACATTTGAAGGGGCGGCTTTTCGCTGTCCCCAACGGTGGACGGCGCGACGCAGTGACCGGCGCACGGCTGAAAGCCGAAGGAGTGGTGGCCGGGGTGGCTGACCTCGTCCTCCTGAAAAGAAACCGCTGCTTTGGAGCGTTGCTCATCGAAATGAAGACGATGAAAGGCAGGCAAAATGACAGCCAACGTTGGTGGCAGTCGGCCATTACAAAAAATGATGAGTATAAATACGTGGTCTGCCGTTCCTATGACGGTTTCATCCGCGAAGTGGAACGGTACCTGAACGACACAGAGAGATATGGGCAAGATGGAAAACAACTATTTCAGCCATGACAGCAACGCACGGAACAGCGACAAGCTGATACGGCTGCGCATGCGCCACAAGGCAGCCGGTTACGGTGTCTATTTCATGATCCTTGAACGGTTGAGGGAAGAGCCGGGTTACATGAGTGTCAAAGATTACAATATGATAGCCTTTGACCTTCGTGAGGATGCCTCCCTGATAAAGTCCGTAGTTGAAGATTTCGGGTTATTTGTCTTTACCGAAGACGGTAAGTACTTCTACTCCGAAAGCTTCAACCGGAGAATGGCCATAAAGGACGAAAAGGCGAAACGGCAATCCGAAGCCGGACGCAAAGCCATGGAAAAGAGATGGAAAAAGGGACCGTGAGGAAAGAGGAAGATAACCAACTTATAAGTAACTTATCAGAAAACGATAACATGCTTATAACAGAGCCATCCGAAAGTGATAACAAGGAAAGTAAAGTAAAGGAAAGGAAAGAAAAGGAAATAGATAAAGAAAAAAACAAAGAAACAAACACGTGCGAGGAACCTGAAAAAACTGTGGAAGAAAAATGCATGATGACCTTCAAGTACTTCAACGACATGACCGCCTACTACCACAGCTCTATCAAGCCCGTGAAAGTACTTACTCAGGAACGCATGCGGAAACTGGAGAACGTGGTCCGTCGCTACGACCGGAAACAGATAGCTTCAGCCATACGCAACGCTATGAACAGCGATTTCCTCAATGGGCGCACGGCACGCCGGAAGATGCCCGCCGATTTCGATTGGATATTCGAAGAACGCAATTTCACAAAAATATTTGAAGGAAGTATATGAACCACAATTCTAAAAACCATTGGACGCCTGCCGAACTCCACTTCCTGGAAAAGAACTACGGCTTCATGCCCACGCATGACATTGCCGTTTGGTTGTCCCGGCATTCACTCAGTTCCATCTACCAGAAGGCATCTGCTTACGGCCTGACACGGAAATATCCGGAAGCCAAAGAATACCATGCCCTAAAATACCGCAGCATGACGGTCAAGGAACAAGCTTGTGAGATGGGGATGTCGTATTCGGCCGTGTGGACGAACCGCAGGAAAAAAGTGGTATGACAATTTATTTTAGACGAAAAATAGAAATAAAAATGGAAAAGAAATTTGAACTTACAGACAACTTCGTGATAAATGCCTTTGGAATCAAAATGTTCCAAATCAAGTGTACCAAATCCTTCAAATATGCCAATGAGGGTGATTTAGGTGGGTATGTGGAAAAAGAAGATAACCTTTCTCAGTCCGGCGATGCTTGGGTGTCCGGCAATGCTTGGGTGTCCGGCGATGCTTGGGTGTCCGGCAATGCTTGGGTGTCCGGCGATGCTCGGGTGTACGGCGATGCTTTGGTGTACGGCGATGCTCAGGTGTACGGCGATGCTCGGGTGTACGGCGATGCTCGGGTGTCCGGCGATGCTCGGGTGTCCGGCAATGCTCGGGTGTCCGGCGATGCTCAGGTGTACGGCGATGCTCGGGTTGAGAACAATCACATGCACTGTGGCTTTGATTGTTTCGGTTCATGCAACCGACATACGCATGCTTATAAGACAAAGGGAAATAAAGTCGAAATCACCTGTGGCTGTTTTCGTGGGAACATCGAAGAGTTTGAAAGGAAAGTGGAAGAGACACATTCCGGTACAATCTATGAAAAGCAATATAAAGCCATCATCAATCTGATTAAGATTAAGTTTGGAATCGATGGATAGGAAGTTGACACACGGCAGCTTGTTCAGCGGGATTGGAGGTTTTGACCTTGCCGCCGAATGGACGGGATGGACAAACGTTTTCCATTGCGAGATAAACGAATTTTGCACACGAATCTTAAACCACCATTTTCCAAATGCAGAGCACTATGCAGACATCACAAAAACCGATTTTACCCCATGGAGGGGGAGAATCGACGTTCTTTCAGGAGGGTTCCCTTGCCAACCTTTCAGCCTTGCCGGACAACGAAAGGGAGCGGGAGATGACCGTTACCTCTGGCCTCAAATGCTACGGGCTATACGGGAGATACAGCCCTCTTGGGTCGTTGGCGAGAACGTTGCTGGCATCCTCACGATGGTACAGCCCGGCGAGGAGGTTGAAGTGGGAAGCCAAACCTCTCTTTTCGGAGAGGCTGACCGAAAAAGAGTATTGCTGCGTCAAGAGTACGTCGTCGAGACCATCTGCCGAGACCTTGGAAGTGAAGGATATTCCGTCCAACCGTTTCTTATTCCGGCTTGTGCCGTCGGAGCACCGCACAGGAGGGACAGGGTCTGGTTTGTTGCCCACCGTACAGACGCAGGGGCTGAAACGATGCAATGCGGACGGGAAGACGGAGTTTGTGCCACTGAAGTTGCTTCCGACGCCGAATGCAAGAGAAGCGGACAAATATACGAAAAAGTACAACCCCGGCAGCCAAATGGGGAAAGGGCTTACAGCTATGGCGGTAAACGGGATGCTTCCAACGCCCACTGCGAGCGACATTTTTTCCGGGACGCCGAAAGACCGCAAGGACGGAAAGGGCCGGATGGGAGAGTTGAAAAACTTCGTGGCCCGTCAGCATGGACAGGTTTCCCAACTCAATCCCCTGTTCGTAGCGGAGATGATGGGATTTCCGGTAGACTGGACGGTATCACCTTTCCTAAATGGCGGCAGGAAGCAATCAAAGCCTACGGCAACGCAGTAGTACCGCAAGTGGTTTACGAAATATTCAAAGCAATACAAGAGACCTATGAATACACACCCGATAAGTGAAGTATATAACATGGACTGCATGGAATACATGAAGTCCGTTCCCGACAAGTTCTTTGAACTGGCAGTGGTTGACCCTCCGTATTTTGACGGGCCCAACAAATTAGGCTATTATGGGAAGGAAATCTCATCCTTCGGCATAAAACGGCCGGCATACAAGGTAAAACATTGGGGAATTCCTTTAAAACGCTTCTTTGAAGAATTGTTCAGGGTCAGCAAAGAACAAATAGTATGGGGTATGAACTACTACCCTTATGGTATTTTCTCTTCCGGCAGAATTGTCTGGAATAAAGTTAACGGGAAAAGTTCCTTTTCTGATTGTGAAATCGCCTTCTGTTCCATGATTGATACGGTAAGAATGTTCACCTACATGTGGAACGGAATGTGCCAAGGTAAATCATTGAAAGAAGGACACCTTCAGCAAGGGGATAAACGTAAAAATGAAAAACGGATTCACCCGACACAGAAGCCGGTCGCTCTGTACGCATGGTTGTTACAGAACTATGCCAATCCTGGCGACAAGATCCTCGATACCCATTTAGGTAGCGGGAGCAGCCGGATAGCAGCTTACAAGATGGGCTTCGATTTCTACGGGACGGAAATAGACAAAGAGTATTTCGATGCGCAGGAGAAACGATTTCGGGAAGAGTGTTTGGGAGAAATTAGACTGAGAAACGGCAAGGTATATGTACAAAAAGAACTTTTTGAATTATGAAATTGGATAAAAAGATAGACTACTCCATCAACCTTTTGCGCAAGGCCGAACCCATGGCTCTACGCCTTGACCCGGAAAACGGATTCTATTTGGCTTTCTCCGGTGGTGGAATGACAAGAGCTTCTCGAAGTTCTATGCCGATGAAGTGTTGCAACAGAAATTTGATTTTGAACAAAACATTCTAACAAGTAACGAAGATGACAAGAGAAGACATTGAAAAAGCGGCAGTAGGTGCAATCCGTGAGAATTACGGATGCAATGGCAAATATCCGTGTACAGAACGTGATTATTGCATATATGGTACTGGTAAGAATACTGCATTCGATTGCAATGAATGTGGTGCTGATGAATTTAATGAAGGTTTTATTGCCGGTGCAGCATGGCGCATCAACAGCGTGTGGCATGATGCAAGCGAACGTCCTGAAAAAAAACACGCTAACTGCCTCGTAGAGGTAAAACAGGGAGATTTTAGTTTTTTCCTCGTCAGTGAATTTTATCAAAATGGCGGATTCTCATTTATGAACGGAATATGTAATCTGATTTTGAAGCGTTGGGCATACATCAAAGACTTAACACCTAATACGGAGGAATGAAAATGGCAAAAGAAACAATATATAGATATTCACTGAGAACCGCTTCTAATTGTTGGTTGGGTGAAGTGATTTTAACAGATAGCAAAGAGTTCTTTGCAATGACAGATTGGGGTAATTTTAATTACTGCTGGTCTATTCAAGAAGATATACGGAAATTCATCCTACATCTTGATGAAGATTATTTTTCACGCAAAATGTTTCAAAGTGTTTCTTATCAATGCAGTACAAAGAAAATGGAAGACTGTTGCAAAAGGTTTGCATCGAAGGTATTGCCAGCCCTAAAAGAGGCGATTAAGAAGGAATTAGTTAATACGGAGGAATGAGTATGAGCAGAGAAATAAAATTCAGGGGTAAAAGGGTTAAAATGGATGATCCCTTAGAAAGGTGGATTGAGGGCAGCTGTGTCGAATACACCAATATCCGCGATGAAAAAGTGGTCAGGATTATGTCAAAGTCCGGATATCAGAACGAGGTTTATCCTGAAACCGTCGGGCAGTTCACGGGCTTATATGACAAGAACGGGAAAGAAATATACGAGGGTGATATACTTCGCAGTGTTAAGTTCCATGATATCGTAGGATATATAATGTATGACAAAAAAGAGGGGGCATTTATGTTTATTAAGATAGATGAATTAATGAAAACAGAACTTGAAACCAGATGTCATATAACAGAGAGACGGCTTAATGAATTTCCGAAAGAGGTTATCGGCAACATATACGACAACAAAAAATTATTGGAGGAATGAATATGTTAGAAATCTTAGAATTTATATTTCAGGACTTTTTCCATTGGCTCGGTACGGTAATACTCATTATCTGTATTCCCTTTCCATTTAGCCATAATAGTTTCATTAGTATCAAAAATGAAAATAAGGAGGATTGAAACATGAACTTGAACGAATTAAGAGATAAAGCCTACCAGTGTGCAGTAGAACACGGTTGGCACGAAGAAGAATACAGTAACGAACATTACCTCTGCCTGGTCATATCCGAACTGATGGAAGCCTTGGAAGCGGACCGGAAAGGAAAACATTCTGATGTAGCAAAATTCAAGGAATGGCAAGGGAACAGTATTCCACTAACCGAAGAAACAAGGTCGAGAAGATTCAAAGAATACTTTGAAGCATATATCAAAGGAACTGTCGAGGAAGAACTTGCAGATGCCTGCATCCGGTTGCTTGATTATTGGGGAACAACCAATTTTGTAATAGATGATTCATGTTCGGAAGATGAAGTAATTGAAGAATTTTCGCGCATATTCAAAAGAAAAACATTCACTGAATCCATATTCAATATCGTAACCTCAATAACAAGATTTGAAATACAGATAGCCTTTCTAAAGATATTTGGACTTGCCGAACATATTGGAATAGACCTTGCTTGGCACATCGAAAAGAAGATGCGCTACAACGAACTTAGGAGTTTTAAACACGGAAATAAAAAGTATTAAACGATGAAAAATAAACTAATAGCAGCAACCGCAACCGTTTTGTTCATGTCCGCAGCCATAGCCTTTCCGTGGCTTTTTGAAGAATACCTTTTATTCAGAATCATAGCTGTAACCATATTGTTCGTGGTCTTGACGACTTTAGTTTACAAATTTGTCAAGCTCATCCTTGACGACCACGATGAAACGAAACGCAAGAAAACAGATAAATAATTACATTATAATTATTTGCAGCATTAATATAATTATATAGTAATTATTTTGTATATTTGTATATGATAAAATATTTGTTATGAGCAAAATAAATTTAATCCAAACAGAAATGATTCCTTTATCTGAAATTGAACAAAATCAAGGTCAGATAAATGGACTTCCCGCAAACCCGAGACTTATACGGAACGGGAATTTTGAGAAATTAAAAAAATCCATCATGGATAACCCTGAAATGCTTTCACTAAGGGAACTATTGGTGTACAAGCATGGTGAAAAATATGTCACCATTGGCGGGAACATGAGGTTGAATGCCTTGCAGGATTTGGAATACCAAGAAGCCCCATGCAAGATTATCCCGCAAAATGCAACAATAGAGCAACTAAAAGCATACGCCATGAAAGATAATGCCCCTTACGGGGAGTGGGATTATGATATGCTTGCCAATGAGTGGGATGTAGAAAAATTGAAAGATTGGGGAGTGGATTTACCCGATGATTGGGGTGTCTCTCCGGATGATTTTGGGGACGGTTTCTCTTTACCTAGTGGAGAGAAATCGCCCTTTCAACAAATGACATTCACATTTGCCGATGAACAAGCTGATATGATACGGCAGGCAATAGACGAAATCAAACAAACAGATTCATACAAGTATACGGAAACATTCGGAAATGAAAACGCGAATGGGAACGCATTATTTTTAATTGTAAGGCAATGGGCAGAGCAAAAGAAATAATTGTAAAGGTTATACCAAGCAGTATAGCCAATCCTTTTATGAGGAAACACCATTACTCGGGTAAGGTCGTAAATAATAGTTGTTTGCATTTCGGATGTTTTCTTGACCGGAAATTACACGGAGTGCTTTCATTTGGACCGTCCTTGGATAAGAAAAAGATAATGCAGATTGTTGATGGTACAAGTTGGAATGAATTTCTTGAATTAAATCGGATGGCTTTCGATGATTATTTGCCACGAAATTCTGAAAGCTATTGCATCGGTAAGACATTACGGATGATTAAGAAGAATGCGCCACAGGTAAAGTGGGTGATATCTTTTGCCGATGGTTGTTCTTGTGGTGATGGAACGATTTATCGTGCTTCTAATTTCGTACTTACAGGAATAAAAGAGAATTTCAATTTGTGTGTCCTTCCGAATGGTGAGAAGATACATAAAATGACATTAGAAAGTAATCCAACTACGCCAAGGAAAGAATTAAATGGAAAGTCTTATTATGATATTACGGGTGGTAGATTCAATTTCAAACGGTATGTTGAAGCGGTAAATGGTCAAATTTTATCTGGATTCCAACTTCGTTACATTTATTTTATAGATAAATCATACCGAAAACGTTTAGTAGTGCCCGAAATTCCTTTTTCACGAATTGATGAATTAGGTGCGGGTATGTACAAGGGCGAAAAGATTACACAGGCTGAAAGGCACGCTATAAAAACTGAGAAACATGGCTAAATATAAAAAGGAAATGATACAACGTTGTGCCGATTGGGTACGTGAAAACGGCCTGATGGAGTATGGAGGGGCTAAATTAATGGACTTCTGCAAAGCCATGGGTATTGACAATGTGACCTATTATAACTGGATGGCGAAATCAGAGTTTTCGGAAGAAATAAAAAAAGCAAAGGAAAAGTTTAAGGATTCGCTTGAAACGGACATCGTGAAGTCGCTCGCCAACGCAGCCAAAGGATACGAGTATACGCAGACACAGACGGAATACAAGGATGTGAATGGCTCACCTAAAATCGTGAAGCAAACGAAGAAGAACATTCGTGTGGATCCGAATGTCGGAGCTGCTATATTCTTGATAACAAACATAGCACCGGAAAGATGGAAAAACCGTCAAGATTCTAAAGTTGAGCATACTGGCGAAGTAAGTACGGGATTGAATATCACTGTATCCAACGATGAAACAGCGGAACTATTGAAAAAGCTTAAAGACAAGTAGTATATGATTGCGACCAAAGTATATGAAAAGAGCTTGTCGGCATACGTGAATAACGCCAGAATAATAGCCAACAAAGGAGGAACACGATCGGGGAAAACATACTCGGTCGTGTCCCTTTTGTTGACTATCATTTTCAGTTCTGAAAAGAAGAGGGTGATAGACATCATCTCTGAATCCATCCCACATCTGAAACGTGGTGCCATCCAAGACTTCACCAATATAATAGATGCGGAAATGTTGGTGGAGGGTGTTGATTACGAATCCAACCAGACGGACAAGACATATACATTCAAATCAGGGTCGCAAATACGTTTCTATTCCGCAGACGATTGGGGCAAGGTAAAAGGAGCCGGTCGGGACATACTTTTCATTAATGAGTGTAACCGTATTCCTTATGAAGTTTTCCGTCAGTTAAGCGTTCGTACTCGTGAGTGCATTTTCCTTGATTGGAACCCGGACAGCGAGTTTTGGTATGAACTAAAAGGAATATCAGCCAGAGCAAACACGATGGAGATTCACTCAACCTATAAAGACAATCCATTTATTACAGCGGAACAGATTGCAGAAATAGAAAGCAATAAAGATGATGAAAACTGGTGGAAAGTTTATGGACTTGGATTGACCGGCCGACCGCAAGGAGTTGTCTACACAAGATGGAAGCAAGTACCGGACATACCGGATGAAGCTAAATTGGTGGCAAGGGGACTTGATTTTGGTTTTACCGTGGACCCGACCGGAATTGTTGACGTGTACATGTTGAACGGTGAACTATGGCTTGATGAACGTTGTTATATGCGTGGAATGACGAATGACAAGATAGCCGATGAACTACGTGGCCTTGCCGGGTCAACAGTTGCGGACAGTGCTGAACAAAAAAGCATCACGGAAATATACAATTACGGTATCAGGGGGATAGAACCGGCAGAAAAGGGTGCGGATTCCATACGTAACGGCATCCAAATTCTTCAAAGGTACTACCTAAACATAACGGTCAGGAGCTTGAATCTGATTTATGAGATACGGAACTACAAATGGAAAGAGAACAAAATGACGGGTGAGTTCTTGAATGAACCAATCGACAAGTTTAACCACCTCTTAGATGCGGTCAGATATGTAGCCCTGAATTATTTGAAAGAAAAGAAACCTGTCAGGCGACCGCGTTCAAGATATATTGAGTTATGATATGACAGTACGTGAATTTTTGCATATAAGCGAGTTTATTTCTGATTATGATAATCTTATCAGAATGGCAAAAGAAATCAAGCCATCGCAATTTGTGTGCGGTGTGAGCAAGCCTAACACTATTAATGACATTACAATGGGAAAACTCATGGAGTTGCAATCAATTTCCAATGATGCTGATTTTCTTATATTGCCTTGTAAAATCCTTTTGGGGGTCAGTGAAGAAACCATATTAAACGAAGATGTGCAGGCCGTCCTATCATTTTCTTTCTGGGTTTCAAAAGAAGTGGAACGGGTTAACAAGCTGTTTTCAAAAGCAAGTGTCGACCCTACACCTGAAGAACAACAGGCCGGTATTGAGAATTTGAAGTTTGGAATGTTTGGCTTGTTGGACTATTACGCCACACGCATGCACATACCAGACCATGGGGATGTTGAAAAGGTTCCATGGATTCGGGTGTACAAGTGCCTCGACATGGACACAAAGCGGATGAAGTTTGAAAGAAGATTACGTAACATCATAACGAAGAAAAGGAAATGAAAGAAGAAAGCAAATACAGGAGACCGGATGGTTTTCAATCCATAGAGGATAAAATAAGGCTTGTGGCAAGTGAAATGAAATGTGTGCAATACATATTTGAGAACTGGCAAACGGCAAATGTGAAGCTTGACAGCACGGCATTACCGGCCATGCTCAATGTCCTTCCGGCAAGTGGGGTTATGAAGTTTGGCCAACAACAAATAAAGGACTATCCTAATAGTTTGTTTGCCTTCATGGACAAGGTTGATTTGGATTTCGATGGTGAAGAAGCAAATGTCGTGGTGGAACGATGCAAGGCATACGCACAAGATTTTATAATGAGGGTGAACAAATCCGGATTGTTTGAACCGGTCTATGGGGAAATCCCGTATTCCATCTTTTATGACAGGCTTGACGTAAATGTGGCCGGGGTCACTATTGAAGTGCAATTAAAAGAGACAAAAGGATTGGTTCTGTGTCCGTCAAAGAGCATAGAGGAGGTAATTTATGGAAATGACAGTAACCCGTGCGGATGTACAGAAAATACTCGGTGACGAACTGGAGGCATTACGTTCCCGAATTATAGCCAACCATGTAGCGGCCAAACAAGTTGCAAGCGGACGCACAAAAGATAGCATCAAAGTTGAACTTACGGAAAACGGTGGGATATTATGGGGACGGTTCCCTTTTGGGACTTTGGAAACGGGACGGCGTGCCGGTAGGACACCCCACAACTTCACCGGCATAATCCGGCAATGGATTATAGACAAAGGCATATCCGTGCCACCAATACAATATATACGGGAACCATCGGAACGATGGAAACCGAAATATACACCCAAAGAAAGGGGATTGATGAGCATGGCCGGTGCAATAGCCCACAAGATAAAGACAGAAGGGACCAAGTTATATCGTGAAGGTGGGAGAAATGATATTTATTCACCGGAAGTAGAAAAAACTGTGAATAGCATTACCGACAGAGTCGGTTTGTTATTTGAGCAGGAAGTTGAACACATAAACTTAAATACAAAAAATGAGGACGGACATAATAAGTGACGGATGGGGAATTTCCTACCCTGATGCTATTTCATTTGCATTCAACCGCAATTTGATTAGGATTCAAGGAGAAACAGACGACGAAGTAACTGTTACGGTTCAAAGGGAAAGCGTTTCTTATCAAGATAAAAGGGAAACGATTGGTGGTTATGTGCAATTTGACATAAGCGAATACATCCGTTTATTCTTCTCGGTCAAAGAAACAGAACTGGTTCCAAGTTTGGACATTGAGGTACATGTCAGTCTCGGCAAAGGAGGTAATTTCAATTTTACCATGACATGTATTTGGGGAGTTATAAATATCGGTGAAACGTTCAATTCCGGACGGAAAGTTATATGGTTCAAAAACTATCCTCAAACAGTCAGCTTTTATTCTTCTGACAACGCGGTACAAGCCCAAAGTGACAATGAACCGCTTAAAGGGATTGATGTAACGCCCGGCATTGTGCATTTGGATTTAGATGGTACTTTTCCAAAAGCACAAAACCATGCTACGATATTGTTAATGGAAGAGTACAAAGCTATTTTTGACTATACCTTTGATTATACCTTCACTTCCATAACTGATAATTTGGTGTTGAACATCGAAATAAGCAATGCCGATTGCGGAATTTTCATCAGGTGGATAGACCGGCATGGCTTTTACCAATATTGGCTCTTTAATCCCGGTGACATTTCATATAAGGTTTCTGACATAGGAGAAGAATCAGAAGTAAATTCTACAGCCTTTCTAGATGTGTATGGAATAACCCGTGTCCAAGGCAAAGAAACCCACAAAACAATCAAGGCATGTTCCCCCTTAGTAGACAAAGAGACATTTGACATGTTACTTGGGCTTTTATCCTCCCCTTTGCCTTCTTTATGGGACGGGAATGAATGGATTCCAATTCATATATCAGAGGGGACTTCCACCCAATCCACTTCTGATTTGCAGGATTTCGAGATTCAGATAGAAATGCCAGAACTTATTTCACAAAAACTATGAGGGACGAACTATATATAAACAACCAACGTGTAGACATGTCGGAAAGTGGTATAAACCTTACTTTCCGTAGTAACTTGCTGTCAGACATAAGCAAGATTGTCAGCAATTACAGCTATACCATCAAGTTGCCCAAGACTGCCAATAACATGCGGATTATCGGCGGTGCGGTGCTGCCAAGCAGTGAGAGTGACTTCCCCTATCTTATCCACTCCGGGAGGGTGTTGCGTGACGGGATAGAGATAGTAAGGGATGCAGATGTTTTCCTGTTGGCCAACGATGAAGAACAGTTGGAAATATGCCTGAACTGGAATGGGTTATATGGATTTGAAAGCATAAAAGAAAAGAATTTGCGTGATTTGCCATATTCGATAGACGTTGATTATCTCCCATGGGCTGCATTTAGCAGCAAGACGCAACCGGAGGTAGATTATGGAGACGCCACTGTATATTTGAACCCTGTAATTGATTTGGGGTGGATATTGAGGCGCATAGAACAACAAAGCGAAATACAATTTTTCTACCCTGACGAAGTATATAGTTTGATAAATGATGAAATCGTTATTCCTTTGATAACAAGAAATGGTTCTGAGGAATACACAAATTTATTTAAGGGTAAATTTGATTTTGCAAATTACAACGAAAAAGAGGATACTTCGGCCATTCTTCACATTGATAGCAATTATAATACAGATTACGGAATGTTGTCCGGTCAGTTTGAAGATACATTTACCACATACATTCCGAAAGTCTACGGTTCCGCACTTCGTTTGAACGGCACATTAAGAATAGTATTGAACACTTCGACCCAACCCGGAAACATACGGAGCATGTATGTAGCACTATGCCGGAAAGACGATCCATCATCAGTAGCTTTGTCCGTTTACCCGGATTCGATAGGACGATATGGCGCACTATTTTATATGGATTATGTTTTACGGGACGTTGAAAGCGACATGTTGGGCAGAAACGTAGAATACCAGTTTCGTATTATGAACCTTGGTGCCTATGACATAACAAGGGTTGATGGCTCTTTTGATATAACACCATTCGACAAGGAAGTACAACCCGGTAGCAAATTGTTTATAGTGCCCAATTTGCCGGACATGAAACAGGTTGATTTTCTGAAAGGGGTATTCCAAATGCTTGGGCTTTTTGTCATAGCGTCAGGCAAAGGCCAAATTACAGTAGCATCTTTCAACGACTTGCACGAAAACAAAAAGAACGCCTATGACTGGAGCGAAAAGGTACGTTCAAAGTTGCCTGTTTTCGGACGTACAACGTATAAACTCGACAATGTGGCGAGAAACAACATTTTCAAATATAAAGATGATGATACCGTTTATGGGGATTACAGTGCAAACATACAAGTAGATAACAAAACGTTGGAGTACGAACGTGAGGCGGTAACTTTACCTTTTGCAGCCAGTGACCAAAGGGGCGGGCTTGCTTACATCCCCATAAACATATACAACAATGACGGTGGCGGCGAGTACCGAACAGTTGAACCACGGATTATAAGGCGTGTTTTGGACGGTGGTACATACAAGGGGACATTTACCGGGCTTGAATGGCCGTCTTTGATAGAAAAATATTATAACGGGTACGAAAAACTATTAGACAGATCTAAAGTTCTCGAATTGGTTGTGAAGTTGTCTCCGGTAGATTTGAAGATATTGGATATGACAACCCCCGTGTACTTGAAACAATACGGGGCTTATTTTGCAATACTTGAAATTAAGACCGGAGATAATAACTTATGCGATGTGAAACTTCTAAAATTATAAAACTATGGCAAACGACAAAGTAGAAAAGGTTTTAGACATAAAAGTAAATTATGCCGATGCAATAAAGAAAATCGCCGAATATCGTGCAAAATTAGACAAGGTAAAGGAAACTGAATCCGAACTGAAAAAGCAACTAAATGAAGGACGTATTTCACGAGAGGAATACAACAAGGCTATTTCGGCTACAAAAATAGCATCAGACGAATATAAGTCAACCATAAGGGACATTGAAAAAGTTGTAAAGAACCAAATTAAACTTGACCATGAGAAAGAGGGTTCTTTACGTGGTATGCGTGCGGAATTGTCCAAATTAACACGCGAATACGATGCACTATCGCGTGAACAACGTGAAAACGAAAAGATAGGCGGCGCATTGGCCAAAAAAATCAACGACCTTACGGATGAATTAAAAGAGGCAGAAGAAGAAACAGGGCGTTATTATCGAAATGTCGGGAATTATAAAAACAGTATCCTTGAAGCCATCGGACTTAACAACCAATTCGGAGAATCACTGATGAATCTTGGAGAGGGTTCCAAGGGACTAAAAAAAATAAACACGGATATTAAGGCATTGGGAGCCACCATGAAAGGGTTGCTTACCAATCCTGTATTTCTCGCTTTGGCCGGTATCGTTGGTGCCGGGATGGCATTCAAATGGTTCTATGATTACAACAAGGGGCTTGTAGAGGCGACCAAGTTAACGAAGCAATTCACCGGACTTGGGGGCAATGAACTGAAGGAATACCGGAACGAGGTTCAGGCCGTGGCCGACATGTACGGTAAAGACTTCAAAGAGACATTGCAGGCGGTTAACTCGGTATCGAAGCAATTCGGCATCACGTCACAAGAGGCCATGAATATTATAAAGGATGGTTTTGTGGCCGGTGCAGATGCGAACGGTGAGTTTCTTGATACATTGAAAGAATACCCTGCATATTTCAAAGAGGCGGGTATCAGCGCGGAGGAATTTGTAGCCATTACAGCAAATGCAAGCAAACAAGGTATTTTCTCCGACAAGGGAGTGGATACCATAAAGGAAGCAAATACCCGTTTACGTGAAATGACAACGGCCACGGCAGAAGCATTGGACGGTATCGGTATATCATCGGAAGAGGTACAAAAATCATTGCAGGAAGGAAGTACAACCACTTTCGAGGTAATGAAAAAAGTGTCTGACCGGTTAAATGAGCTTCCGGCCTCCTCTGCAAAAGTGGGTACGGCAATAGCCGATATTTTCGGTGCCCCCGGTGAGGATGCCGGACTGGAATACATCAAGACCTTGGGCAAGATAAAAACCAACCTCGATGAAGTCAAGAAGCAAGCCGGAGAACTCGGAGAATTGGAAGAGAAGCAATTAAATTCACAGATAGAATTGCAAAACGCACTTTCTGGATTGTTCGACAAGACAGGAGGTGATTTTGAACGCATGAAAACGCAAGCCATTGTGTTTGTAAACGAGGGGCTTGCCAAAATAATCAACGGCATAAGTGATACTATAAATTGGTTCAAAACCATGTATAAGGAATCCGAAGCGTTCAGATTATTGTGCGATTCCATTTCCGGCATATTTACCGGCATGTTTAAAACGGTGGGCAACCTGATAAATTTGCTTATAGTACAATTAAAATCATTGGGGCGTGTATTGAAAGGCGTGTTTACGTTTGACTGGGAAGAGTTTACGGGTGGGTTGGAAGATTTCGCCATCAATACCACAGAGGTTCTGAAAAAACAGTTTACCCAAGCTAAAAAAGAGATTGAGGAAACGAACCGGGAAATGAAAGACAAGATAGAGCCTGTCACCATTCCTGTAAAAGTGGAGAATCCGGCCACAAAGGACATTTCTGCCAACGATACAACCACAACGGACACAAACACGCTTACTGATGAAGAAATCAAGAAGCAACAGGAAGCCGCCAAAAAACGTTTGGAACAGTTACGTGAACAGAAACGCGTGGAGATTGAAGAAACCCGAAAGGCTGAGGACGAATTACTGAAACTTGTCACGGACAACCAAAAAAAGTTAAGGGAACAAACCCGGTTGAACTATACCCGTGAAATCGAAGACCTGAAAAATAGGTTGGATGAAGAAAAGAACCTCACACCGGCAGCGCGTGAGGCCATCAACCAACAAATAATGGCAAAACAAAAACAGTTTTCCAATGAAATGGCCGCTTTGGACAATGAGGCGTTGCAGAAGCAAATCGAAGACCGGCAAAAGCTTATCACCCTCCAATTACAGGCTGTCAAAAAAGGCAGTGAACAGGAATACGCCCTGAAGCTTGAAGAGTTGGCAAAAGAAAGGGATTTGCAGCTTTCCAACATGCAGGCCACGCAAGAAGAAAAGGATGCCATTTGGGCGGCATGGGCGGCAAAGGACGAAGAATTGAGGATGCAGCATGAGAATGACATCACGAACAAGCAAATGGAAGCCATGCGCCTGCGGCATGAAACGGAGTTGGCACAACTCGGAGAAAATGAAATTGCGATACTGGAAGCCAAAGTTGCACATAAACAAGAAGAACTTGAATCCTTGCACCAGTTGGAGGGTGAAAGCATAGAAGAATTTAACCTTAGAAAAATCGAGCTTCAAAATGAATATGTGGACGCACAAAAGGAGTTGGCCGACAAGGAAGTGGAAATAAACCAAGCAAAAGCACAAGCCATTGCGGCCACGTATGGCTCAATCGGAGATGCCATTGCAAGCTTGGCCGGGGAAAACAAAAAGGCCGTGGCGGCGGCAAAGGTTCTCGCCCTTGCGGAGGTGGCAATAGAACAAGGTGTCGCCATAGCAAAAGCCACGAGCCTTGCATTTAAAAAAGAAAGATCCGTTTGGTCTGCAATAGCCGCAGTAGCGGCTGCAACTGCAACCATCATCAGCAGCATGGCATCTGCCATAAAGGCTATCAAGTCGGCCAAGATTGGTGGAGATGGTGGAAATGGCAATGAAAACCGTCGTGGCTATGCAAAAGGCGGATTAGTCACTGGTACCGGAAGTGAAACAAGTGACAGCATACCGGCAAGGCTGTCCAATGGTGAGAGTGTAATGACTGCACAATCAACACGTATGTTCGCCCCCATCCTTTCGGCTTTCAACACCATGGGTGGAGGCGTGCCAATTCAGGCTACCCAAAGCGCGGAGCAAGCCATAGGGGAAGACATGTTGGCACGTGCCGTGGCCAAAGGAGTACAATCAATGCCGAATCCGGTTGTCAGCGTGGAAGAGATAAACACGGTAGGCAACAGGGTAAAGGTTATTGAGAATATTGGAACTATATAAAAAGCATATCATGACATCATACGAATTATTATCCGCTAACCGGAATTTGATTGAAATAATTGCAAAAAACAAAATTGACTTGTCAAATATCCGATACCTTGAACTGTTTCAGGAATACGCTCGGCTTTCTAAAGAGGGGCACAAACAAGAGTATATCGCATCCTATTTGTCAGAAGTGTACAGTATTTCATCACGTTCTGTTTTTAGGATAGTCAAAAGGATGAAAAAGCACGTTGAAATATGAAAATATTCTGTTTCTTTTCATTTTTCTCCATAAACCCTTGCGTAATATACAAAAGTTTATTATCTTTGTATTGTCAAAATGATAAGCGATGGAAACAAGAAAATTAACTGATTTAGAAGCCGAGTTCATCGATGCGGTGAGGAATTACAAAAAGGCTTACCCCAATGGAAGCGATGAATTGGAATGGTACATTGAAGGCTTGTACGAGAAACTTCTTGAAAGAGACTAATCAACTTCCCCCTTCCTTCCCTATAAGCGGGAAGGGGGATTTTACAGAAGAAATAACCACTAAAACAAAAAGAAATGGAGACAGTAATGATTAAACGTGAAACAATGAAGCAAACGCTTTCGGACATCCTTTTGGATATTTCTTGGGCACGGCTGTCCGTGAGATATTTCGGTAAAAGCCGTTCGTGGCTGCACCAAAAATTAGATGGAATAAACAGCAATGGCGGTGAGGGCGGCTTCTCGGAATCCGAGAAAGCGGAGTTACGCCTTGCATTAAAAGACTTGTCAGCGCGAATAAATGCGGCGGCAGACCGTATAGAGTAATCCCTCGTTTATCGTTTTGACATAACCTAAAGCTTGGGATTTACTTCACGTGGGCTTTGCTTGATTAATACAAAAGTCAAGTTCACGATTGGACGGATGGATATTTTCCATCCGTTTTTTGTTTTAAATTTGGCATTACTGACAGTACGGTGTCAGTAGAAATTACACTATAAATAATTATATTATAATTATATTTGTTAGATTTGCCATAAATTAAATGTTATGGCAAAGTTATTCATAAACAAAGACATTGCAGCCGATGCGGACAAAATGAGGTACTGGCTTTCCGGTGATGATTGTGTTTCATTCAGCGATATTCAGGGCTTTTTATCTTGGATGGACCCGTCTGACAACAGCATCGAAGTAGAACTTCATTCTTGCGGTGGGGATTGCATTGAAGGATATGCCATTTATGACGCGCTTCGCGCAAGTGGGAAAGAAATCAGTTGCACGGTGGTAGGACTTTGCGCTTCAATGGCTACCGTCATATTATTGGCCGCACCTATTGAAAGGAGAAAAATGTATCAGCACGCACAATTACTGATACATGAGCCATATTGCCCAAAGGGGGCATTCAATGAAGACCTCACTATTGGAAGTTTACAAGAGAAAATGAACTTTCTCAACCAGGAACGGAACAAGATGCTTTCACTGTATGTAGAGCGGACAGGAAAGGCACAAGAAGAAATAGAAGCACAAATGATTGCCGGTTCATGGTTCGGGAGCGACAAGGCAGTAGAATTGGGATTTATATCTTCCGTAATGCCTGCAATGAGCGCAAAGGTTGAGAAGCCAGTTATAAACAATCAAACAATCAAAACAGAAATGAAAGAGAAGGAAGAAAAGAAGCCCACTGTGGCAGAAGCTTTCCGGATGCTTGGGGTGGCTTTGGGAATATCCAAGCCGGAAGCCTCCGGAATGGTAATTACAACGTCAACAGGTGAAGAGTTGACAGTAGAACGTGAAGAGGGTGAAATACAGGTAGGCGATACCGCATCCCCTGACGGTGAATTTGTCCTTGAGGACGGTCGTACAGTTGTCGTTACTGATGGGGTAATCACGGAAATAAAGGAACCGGGAAGCGGTGGTGAAGACGTTGAAGCCCTACAAAGCCGGATTGAAGAATTGGAACGTCAGGTAAGCGACTTAACCGCCAACGCAAAATCAGAAGACGAAATCCGTATTTTGTCCATGGTGGAAAAGGCCGGTGGAGAATCTTGGCTAAGAAAAGCGGCTGCAAGCCATTATACACCTCCCTTGCGCAGTACGCAAGTCGGAAACAAGAAGCCTGAAAGTAATATGTCCACATCAAATAGCAAAATTGACCGGATGCTTGCGGAAAAAAGAGAGAAATTCAAACAAAGATACAACAAATAAAAAATAAAGAGTATGGCAAAAGAAAGAATAGAAAGGGATGACCTTCAAAGTTTAACTCCTGATAATGGAGCCATCAAGTCTTTGAAAGACCTGTTGGTTATGACAAATTTTTTCGATGAAGATTTTGAACGTTTCTACACCCTCCGGCAAAATGTACATAACGGCGACAAATTGGGATGGGTTGGAACAATGGAAGATGTGGGTTGGAATGGTTCCGGCTGTAACCCAACGTATAAGAACGCAGCGATTGAATTTGCTGAAAAGGAATGGAGTATCGGTGATTGGCAGATACCCCTCAAATGGTGTTACACAGACCTCATCAATACCATTGCAGAGTATTGTTTAAAGACCGGCACGGAAATCGGTGATTTGACCTCCACAGAATACATGGACGACATTGTTCTTCCGGCTCTCGATTTGGCCATGAAGCACATGATGTGGCGTTTCATTTGGTTTGGTGACAAAGATGCAAAAAATGTCAGCAGCTCCGGACAAATTACGGATGGCATAAATGTGGATTTGTTTAAAACAACAAATGGATTTTGGAAACAGTTGTTTGCCATAGGTACTGCAAACGAGGCGCAAAAGACAACCATTGCGGCCAATTCAGAAACAACCATGGCATTGCAATTAAGCAAGATAAAAGAATCAGGAGTAGCAATCGGTATTTTCGATGAGTTGCTTGAAAACGCCGATAGTAGAATTTCTTTGTTGGACGATGCCGGTATCTTCTGCACAAAAACTCTCGGGGACGCACTGACACGGGATTTGAAGCGTGAATATAAACTCATATTGGATTGGGAACAAGTTTTCAAAGGCTTGGATGTCGCTGAATACAATGGCGTGCCCATTTACCGGGTATCCATTTGGGATAGATTCATTCGCACGTACCAGAATGACGGTACAAAATTGAACCTTCCCCATCGTGCGATGTACGGATCACCCAAACAGCTTTTTGTCGGTACGCCTGCAAATGAGTTGATTTCCGACCTTGACATCTGGTTTGACCGGAAAGACCGTATGAATTACATCTATTCAACCGGAAAGTTGGGATGTTTAATCGGAGAAGACAACCTTTTCCAAATGGCATATTAAAAAGGAGGTGAATCATGGCTATTTGTGATATTCTTTTAAAGGGAGACATTTCGATTAATTGCGACGACCCTATTGTTCCCGGTGTGGAGAGTGAAGGCATCATCATAAACCGTTCGGATATTGATTTTGCAGCCACCACGTTTAATGCCACCCGTAAGAATGTGATTGAAACCCTTGTTTTGAAGTCCAAGAAAAAGGCTTTCAAATGTGCACAATTAGGGAATACTCCATTTACGGGCACCAATGTGGCATTGGCCGTAGGCACTTACCGCAATACATTCACCAATACGGTGAACCTTGTGGTTTTCAACAATGACCCGGACACTTGCGAGCAAATCATTAATGGTTTGGCCAATGGCTCTTTTGTGGTCATTCTGGAGAACAAGTATAAGGGAACGAGCAAGGAAACGAATCCGGGCGATGCAGCTTTCCAAGTGTTCGGTTGGTACCAGGGACTTCGGGCAAGCGAAATAACCAACGACAAGTATTCGGAAGATACTGATGGCGGATGGTTGGTTTCCCTCCAAGAAACAAAGGCTCCAAAGTCGGGATTGTTCTTGTTCAAGACAAGTTACGAGGCTACCAAGGCTGCTATTGACACGTTAACCACGGAAGCTGAGTAATATGAATGCGACGGAAGCCCTGAACAGACTGAATGAGCTAAAGGACAAAAAAACTTTGGCTCATTCAGATAAAACAGAAATCGAAGAATTGTATTACGCCGTATATGGTAGAAATTTCGTGAGAAGCTCATGTAATGACTGTTATTACGATGCCGTGATACAAATGTATTTATATCTAAGAAGCAAAGGTAAGATGAAAGAAAGATGTTTGTATAGCCTAAAAAACGGGGCACTCATTCAAATGGAGTTTGGAAGTGGTGAAATGTACACCAATGCCAATTTGACCGATGAAATTGCGGAAAAATACTTGGCTGCAAATCCGGAGGGTCGTGTGTTCTTTTCCGTATTACCTGACGATTGGATTGAACGTGTTGAAAATCGGAAAAACGGAAATGCAGAGAAAGTCATTGAAGAAATGACCCAAATGTTGGAAAATGGTGAAACCGTTGAAGATGTGAAAGCAAAATACAAAGGCTACATGATTGACGGGAAAAGAATGAGGGTGAAAATTCTGAATGCCTACATAAAGGAAGCACAAAACAGGTTGGAGGAATAAAAACAAACGGGACATGAAGGTAAAAGAACTCAGTAAGAAAAGTTCTCCAAGGATTGACAATAAGTTTATCCAGGCTCTGAATATCCAAACATACGGAGAAGACAATTTGTATCCACAAGTTTTCCGCGATATAGTGCATGCAAGCCCATCAGGGAACGAATGTATTGACCGGCTCGCTGATTTTATTGAAGGAAATGGATTCAAGGATGAATTATTTTCCGAATATGTAATCAACAGGCGTGGCGATACGGTGGATGAGGTGCATTGTAGGATGTGTCAGGATATGGCAATGTTCAACGGAATCTCCTTGCATGTCAATTACAACGTTTTTGGGGAAATTGTAGAGTTGAACCATGTCCCGTTTGAAAATTGCCGATTGACGGAACCTGACGAAAACGGTGTCATATCAAAAATTGCCATACATCCTGATTGGACCGGGAAAAAAACAAGAAATGGCAAGACTATCCAAGTGAAAAAAGACAATATAGACTACATTGATGTCTTCAATCCTATTAAAGAGGTAGTTTTGGCACAAATTGAACATGCCGGAGGTATTGAAAACTATAAAGGACAAGTCCTTTGGATAACTTTGTTCGGGAACTATGAATATCCGGTAGGAAAGGGAGACAAGGTGGCAACGGAAATGAGCACTGATGAGGGGCTTTCCAATGTAAAATACAGAAATGTCCGCTGCAATTTTATGCCTTCCACAATCATGCTGTCAAAAAAGGCCAATTCTGTAACTCAAACAGGGATTGATGGAAGTGAATCCATAGATTATGACAATGACGAAGTTATGAACTCTCTCACCAAAATTCAAGGGGACAAGAATTTGGGCAAAATAGTCGAAATAACAGTGGAGGCAGACGAAGAAAAGCCCGAATTTGTCAACATGGACTCCAAGAATTACGACAAAGAGTTTGAAGTCACGGATTCAAGCGTGACAGAACGTATATATTCCGCTTTCGGACAGGAGCCATGGTATTGCATCCGGAAAGGAAAAATCGGGTTTAGCGGAGATATTTTGTCGGACGCTTTTGAGTATTACAATTCAATCGTGTCACGACAACAACGTTTTATAGAAAGGGTGATTACACGTATTTTCAAATATTGGTTTGAACCGGTAAACCTTTCAAACGATTATAGTATAACCCCATTAAGATATGTGCAAAATGGTTCATCTGATAAAAACGAATGAAGTTGCAGATTTGTCCCGACCCATATCCGGACATATAGATGATAAGAAGATTAATACCTATATCCGCGAAAGTGAGGATATAGACCTGAAATCAAGTCTCGGTGACGTGCTTTTGATGGATATAAGGTCTAATCCTGAAAAGTACGATGATTTATTAAATGGAGGTGAGTATGAGGATAAATGCGGATACAAACATACATTTTCCGGTCTTAAAAGGGCACTTGCTTACTATTCTTATGCCAGAATAGTAAAAAACAATGATATAAATGTTACCCGTTTTGGGGTTACATTCAAAGAAGATGATTACAGTGACAAGGTAAGCGTAAAGGAACGTATTTTAGCTTATAATGACGCCTTTTCCATTGCGGATAAATACCTTCATGAATGCGTGTTATTTCTTTCTGAAAACAAAGATAAATATCCATTGTACCGAGGTATCGGTAAAGTAAAAGCAAACCGGATTAAGTTTAGAACCATAGGAGACTGAAATATGGATATAGAAGAGATAAGACAAGAAATAGAACAAATCCGGGATGCAAGTAAGCCCGGTGAAAATACGGCATCCCGGGTCGGTGGTGCAATGCTTGATTTACTGAGTTTCACTGACACCGAGTTTAAGTCTTACCTTTTGAATCGCCTGCAAGGCACGGCAGAGGACAGCGACGCGCTTCACGACCCGCACAAGTGGTTGGGGAGCGTGGAGGATGACGGCGGTCTGAACGCGCTGTTGGACGGGCTTCACGGTTCCGGCGAGGCGGGGAAGC